AAGACTTGTTTCTGCCCTCAAAACTTGTATCAGCTGATGCCCGCTACCTCTATCTTCAATCAATATTGCAGACGGATTGTCCCTGACGGCCAGAGACTCTACGGCTCGGCGCAACTCAGGAAACTGTATGCGCTTACGGAACACATCAACGAGATAATAGCCGGTGTCGGCAGATCGCCAGCACTCCATTACTGACGGGTCGTGAATATCCTCGTCTTTTGTGCCAGTGTCCCAGCTGTGGATGTTTTCGCTGTGTGGAGCCGTGCGATATCGCCTGAACCATTCAAGATTGAAAATTGTTCCTTCGTCTGGCGATGGCTCTTGCATATAAAGAGCCGACCATTCGCGTGAACCAAGCTGTTCTTTTATCTCGGCCAGTCGCTCAAGCGGAAAATGTTCAGGCCAGAGCGCTTCGCCGGCTTCTGTTATGGCTGGCAAATTTATGACTTCCCATCCTTCGGAAGCATGATCTCGAAGAAGCCAGCCAGCCAGGTCGTCATAATGCCAGCGAGTCAGCATAACGATAATTGCGCCGCCAGGCATGAGACGAGTATAGGCTACGGCTCGATACCAATCCTTGAGCTTGCGCCTGATCGTCTCGCTATCGGCATCCTCGCGCCCCTTCAGCGGGTCGTCGATCAGCAAAAGGTGTGCGCCTCTACCGGTCGCGGCGCCGCCAACACCAAGCGCAAAATAAGCGCCGCCAAGGGTCGTGTTAAATTTCTTCTGGCTCGCAGAGTCGCGGGAAAGCTGGCAGCTTGAGAACGGGAAAAGATCATCTGCCAGTTGGTTTCTAATTTTGCGGCCCCAATCGTCGGCCAGCTCCTGCGCGTAAGTCGCATGGATAATATATCTTTCTGGATTGCGACCAAGATACCAGGCCGGGAAAAATTCTGAGGTAAGCATGCTCTTGCCGCTGCGAGGGGGAGCAAAAATCATCAAGCGCTTGCATAAGCCAGCCTCGACCCGCTGCAGCGCATCGGCAATAATCCTGTGATGATTGCCAACGTCATATTTTGGCCATTGCAACCGGGCATATTCGAGCAGATCTCGACGCGCCAGCTCTGCGCGAACATCGCCGATCTCTGGCAATCCGGCAAAAAAGGCTTCATTCATTTCGCACGCTCCAGAATTTTCATGAGGCTGATCAGATCTTCTTTGCTGAGCTTGGACAGGTCGTGCTGAACCTTAATAGATTCGCCATTCGTGCCGGTGTGCTCGATCGTGCTCTTTTCCATGCCGAGATATTTAGCCAAAATCTTTAAAGAGCCATTGGCCCCGGTGGCATCGAACTTATAAACGCCTGTTGGGTTGCCTTCGTGATCGTAAACCGGCTCGGCCTGCATACATCGTTCAATGATCTTCTTGGCCTTATTAACTACCCAGTTTGCGTCGATCTCGTTGTTTCTCGCGATTGCCGCTAGTTTCTCGTTTACAGCCGCTTTAACGCTAACATTGGCTAACAGTCTCGTAGCCTGCTCGTTCGCCGTTTTCGCGCTATAACCCGCTCTAATAGCTGCTTGCGTGCCGTTAGAATCAATAACATACTCATCAACAAAGCGTTGTCGCTTCGGTGATAGCCTGTTATAGGCGCTCACGCCAATATTTTCGGCTTTTTTGTCCATACTTTAATCTTATCAGATTTGTGATAACAATACAACAATCTGTGGAAAACTCTAAAAATCTATGAAAATAAAAACTTTTTTAACTTTTTTATTTCAAATTGATTGACAAGCGTAATTCAATTTGATATTATTAAATTAACGAAGCGGGAACAAAAAAATTCAAATCCCGCGAAAAGGAGACCGAGATGATTAAAATAGTTTACGGTGACAACAATGGAACCCAGGCCCCTCTTTTCCATCAGTATCCACTGCAGCACAACCCGCAGCGGGCATACCTGGATTTTAACCCGGAAGCTGACGAGCTGACGCTGACCGCCGGCTATAACGGCGAAGTCGGCAACGGAATACCGGTAAATGTCTGGAATCGCAAAATCATCAGATTTTCTATTGAGCCGGCTACGCGCAAGAGCGATATTGACGCCCTTGGGAATGACGAAGACCTAGAGCTGCTGCTAAAAACAATCGTTGCGGGTTGCGAGAGTGACTATCAGCACGGTCACTATACCGAAGAGGCAGAATATGCTATCCGTAGCGTAGAGAGCCTGCTGGAATCAGAGCTAGACACTATAGCGGTATGGGATGCTGATGAATGGATTTCAGAGCAGGATGATATCGTCAGCGATCTTGCCGATGCCGGCAGCGTTGAAAAGCTGGCTGAGGATTGCTCGCCCGATAATACGTATGATTCCGTTGTGTTTGGAGATATGCGGGAAGCGATCGTAAAGACCGTTGGGAATCGTCTTGAGCGCAAAGACGCCGAGGATTATACTGAAAAAGAACAAAAGGCGGCTGAAATACTGGCTGCATACGATAAATAATAAAGCGAGGACTGAGGAAATGAGCAAAAACAAAAAAGCGCTGGTGGTAGCCCAGATAAAAAGAGCCAACAATCTTCGAAATCTGGCCATTGAATATAACTGCGCGTTTACAATGGCTGCGTATTTACTCGTTAATGATGTCATTGCCCGAATCTTTGCAACTGAGTAGAAAGGAGGAAATTTCCATGCAGGCAACAAAAGAGGATCTGATCAATGCGTCGTATCAATTAACCCGCGTATTCAAATTCGCCCCCAAAGAGGTTAGAATAATGAGGCTAGCAACCCGCGCAATTCGCCGGGGCCAGATCGAGCGGGCGAAAAAACTATGTCAGCAGACGACTATCACGCGTCTTTGCTGGCAATTTGCAGAAGAACATTAAGGAGAAAAAACGTGAAAAAAATGGTATCGCTGAGACTGAGTGACCGAGACAACGAAGCGCTTACAAAGCTGGCCGAGCGCTTGCAAATGAGCAAGGCCGAGGTTGTCAGTCGTGCTCTTGAGCTGTATGCAGAGAAGCACAAAAACGATTAAGCCGACGAGACAAAACCCCGGAGAAATCCGGGGTTGTTTTTTCAATAAATTCATCAGGAGACAATTCAGCCAGAAAGCTGGCAAAACTTTCTTTCTAATTTTCTGAGCATGCGAAGCGCGGCAACCATTTTGTCGAGGTCGGGATAATACAAATATCCAGCATTGTCGGTCTGCTCATCGCCCACATACAAATGTCTGATCGAGTCGAAATATGCTACGCCACGAAACAGGCACTCAACCGCAGTGTGCGCCGGGCTCCATTTGTCGGCCATTGCTTCCCGCTCTGTCGAATATTCTGCGGTTATTGCGACGCAATAAAAGCAAAATCCACTCGGTAAATCACCATCATCCGCTTTGTAGTAGACTCGGACTTCTTGTTTTGCATTTTCCACAAAAGGCCAGTCGGTAATCTCGCCGTCCAGGTCGTGTTTTATGTCTTTCAGCAATACCGTTTTCATCTCATTTCTCAACTTTCGGAAATTCCCTGATCAGCAAATCGTCAGTAATGCCGGGCTTTTTTATGCTGGGTTTCGGGCAAAAAAAATAACCCGGCGCTGTGGCCGGGCGTCGTTAGCCTAATTGGCTATGCAAGATATTCGCTTGCTTCTGTGATTTTATAGATTTTCATTTATTCGCTTCTCTGCAATTTCACAGTATTCTTTGGATATTTCACTACCAATATAGTTTCTACCTAATTTACTTGCTACTAATCCAGTAGTTCCACTTCCCATAAAAGGGTCATAAATCAATGCTTCTTTTTCTGAAAAAGCATTTATCAAATCAAAAGGTAGTTGTTCAGGAAAAATTGCACCGTGAACATCAGATACTTTTTTTCCTCTGCCAATTCTCAAAATGTTATTCATTTCACCTCTTTTGAATTTAGCATTTTGTATTGCCCTACCTGCTCTTTTATCATCCTCTAATATCAATACCATTTCATAACAGCTATTTAAAACCATTCCGTGCATTGCAGGTTGTCCGCTTCCTTTATCCCAAATGATAATGTCCTTAATATCTTTGTTAAAGTCGCCAATGATTTTAAAAAACGCTTCTTTGCTTCCAGTTACTATTTGAAAGTTGTAGCAAATAATTTTAGATACTCTCAATAGTTCAGTCAATACGCTGCTATGAAATTCGTAAAAATCATTTATCGGTAAAGCATCATCAAAATGCTTATACTTTTTGCTAAAATGTTCGCTTTTCTCTCGTGTTGTATATTGTCCGTTTCTTATGCGTGTTCGCATATTATACGGAGGCGATGTTATCACTAAATCAACAAACTTATCAGGCATTTTAGCCATTGTATCAAGGCAATTTTCGTTGTATATTTTATTTATTTCCATCTTTCAACTCCTTAACTAATTTTTCGTTTGTATCAACAATCTTCTGCATATCCTCAACAGAGATTTCTTTTTCCAAAGGCTCGAAGAAATAAACCTTCTCGTCCTCTGTCTCGAAATACTCTTTCGTTACCTTTATGACTTTCATATTTCACTCCTTTTCT